TTCGAGGAATCTCAATACTTTGGGCATCCCAAGGATCAGAATGATTTAATAACTCCTGAGTCTGTAGTTGGATTTGTTCAAGCACTGGGTCTTCCTTCGGGATTGAAGGTTCGGGACTACCAGTACGCAGCAATATACGAGTGCCTACGATACAACAGAGCACTCCTATTGTCGCCAACTGCAAGCGGGAAAAGCCTAATGATTTATTCATTGGTTCGGTTTCATGTAAATGTTAAAAGGAATGTACTCATTATAGTACCAACTACATCTCTTGTCGAACAAATGTATAAAGATTTTACAGAGTATGGTTGGAACACTAAGTACCACTGTCATAAAATCTATGCTGGTGAAGAAAAATATACAGACCATGATGTAGTTATATCAACTTGGCAGTCTTTATATAAGGAACCACGAAAGTTTTTTGATAGGTTTGATGTTGTAATTGGTGATGAGGCTCATCTATTTAAAGCTAAGTCACTTACTAGATTGATGTCTAAGTTACATGGATGTAAGTATCGTATCGGATTTACTGGTACATTAGATGGATCAGAAACAAATCAATTAGTATTAGAAGGTGTGTTTGGTAGATGCTCAAAAGTTACTAAGACATCTGATCTAATGAAGAAAGGACATGTTGCTCAGTTAAAGGTAAAGGTTATTGTTCTTAAGCATAGTGAACAAATCTTTGAAGGGTATCAAGATGAGATGGATTATCTTGTAGAACATGAACAACGTAATAAATTTATCCGCAATTTAGCGTGTGATTTAAAAGGAAACACGCTGGTACTATTCAATTACGTAGAGAAGCACGGTCTCCCTCTGTATGATATGATAAATAGTCATACTGATAGACCAGTACATTTAGTTTATGGTGGGGTGGATGTTGATGATCGTGAAGAAATTAGGAGACTAGTTGAACATGAAGACAACAGTATAATTGTCGCTAGCTACGGCACTTTCAGCACTGGTATTAATATCAAGCGGTTGCACAACTTGGTCTTCGCTAGTCCATCGAAATCTAGAGTGCGTAACCTCCAGTCTATCGGGAGGGTACTTCGACAATCTAAGGAGAAACTAGAAGCAACATTATATGATGTTGCTGACGATATTAGTAGAGATAATGGAAAGAACTATACTCTCCTTCATCTCTTTGAGAGATTAAAAATTTACAAAGAAGAAAATTTTAACTATGAAATTGTAGAAATCAAACTAAAGGATTATGGCAATTAATTACGTAAAGCATGATGAAGAATTCCACGGAGTTTTTAAACTCGTTAGTGGAGAAGAAGTATTGGCTAAAGCAGTCATAGCTACGGAAGAAAATTGTGATGAATCTTTAGCATTTTTACAAGACCCAGTTTGTATACAGGCTATAAATCAAGATCTTGGTAAAGGTAAAGTGATGAGAGGATTAGGATTTCATAGATGGATGATGTTATCTGATGAAGAATTTTTTATTGTACGTGAAAAAGATATTCTTAGTATTGCTTCTATGAGTAAACATATTATAGGGATGTATGAAAAATTCTTACAAGATGAATATGCTGAAAAGAAAGATGAACCTCAAGAAGTAAAAGATGAACGCACCGCCCGAAGACGGACAAATATAGATAACACACAAGGATTCATTGGAAAAATAAATCAGGCTAGACAAGTATTCGAGAAGTTATATAAAAGCTAATACTGTTCCCCTGAACCCTTAACATGGTTATCCTACTCACGATTGACAATCTTGTCAAGCCTGTGTATAATATACTCAACGGAATAAACCATATGAGGCGAGTCGCAAAAAAGAAAGAGCATTACGTTAATAACGCTGAGTTCCTTGCTGCTATTGTAAAGTACAAGGAAAAGGTTGCGATTGCGGAAGAGAAAGGTCTTCCAAAACCTCGTGTTAATAATTACATAGGTGGATGTTTTTTAAAAATAGCACAACATTTATCCTATAGACCAAACTTTATCAACTACATGTATAAGGATGATATGGTTTGTGATGGAATAGAAAATTGTATACAGTACATAGATAATTTTGATCCTGCTAAAAGTAAAAATCCTTTTGCTTATTTTACACAGATAGTTTATTATGCATTCCTACGCAGAATTGCTAAGGAGAAACGCCAGATGGATATTAAAGAGAAAATCCTTGAGAAGTCTGGATATGATCATGTCTTTTCAGTTGATGGTGAAGCAAGTGCAGACTATGCTCAAATCAAAAATCGTGTAGAAATGAATACCAAAAGATGAAAATCTTATTGATAACAGATCAACACTTTGGTGTTAGGAATGACAATCAACATTTTATTGATCACTATAGAAAATACTATAGTAATATTGTTATACCTTTTCTTAAAGCATCTGGTATTAAAGAGATTATAAATTTAGGAGATACGTTTGATAAACGTAGGTCCATTAATTACATGTCTCTGGAAGCAGCGAAGGAGATGTGGTTTGACCCTGTTAAAGAATTGGGATGTAAGATGACTGCCTTGATTGGTAATCACGACATATATTATAAAAACACATTAAGGATTAACTCTCCAGAAGAGTTACTAGGAGGATACGATATAGATGTCATTGATGAACCTACCACCCGTAGTTATGACGGTACTGATATATTATTCCTTCCTTGGATATGTGATGAGAACTACGACAGAACCTTACGAAGCATCACAGAAAGTACTGCACCTGTCTGTATGGGCCATCTTGAGCTTAACGGCTTTGAAGCTCATCCAGGTCATGTAATGGATAAAGGTATTGACATGAGTATCTTTAAGAAATTTACTAAGGTATTCTCTGGTCACTACCATACTAAATCTAATAAAGATAATTGTTATTATCTTGGTAACCCCTATCAATTATATTGGAATGACTACGGACAAAAAAGAGGGTTCCATGTCTTTGATACAGAGACTTTACGAACTACTTTCTATAGAAATCCCTTTGACACTTTTCATAAGTTGTATTATAATAGTGGAGGTGTACTGCCGAGTGAAGAAGAAATTAAAGGAACCTTTGTCAAACTCATAGTAGAGAACAAGGGTGACTATGCTAAGTTCGATTATTTTGTTAGGCAACTACAAGACATCGGACTTGCTGACCTTAAGATTGTAGAAGATCTTAGTGTTGACATAGAAGGTGGTGATGTGGTTGTAGAGACCGAAGACACCATTACTCTATTGGACAACTACATAGATGATATAGAACTTAAGGTTGATAAAAGTAATATTAAAAATATTATGAGATCTCTTTACATGGAAGCATCCGAACTCTAATGTTTATTCTAACTGAAAAAGATACTGGTGGTGTTTATGCTCTTCCAAATAATGAGAACGTTAAAACTGTTCACATGTTTGAAGAAGAGGATGATGCTAAAAGGTATCTTTATCAATTAAATGAACAAGACTATAAAAAAAAGTTAGAGTTAATGGAAATAGATATTGATGCTGTTGCCATTAATTGTGATAAGTTTGGTTATGCTTATGCCATTGTCACCAAAGACGATTTAATTCTACCTCCAATTCCTCACGACAATCCTGGATGATTACATTTGAAAGTATCAAGTGGAAGAATTTTCTTTCCACTGGTGACCTGTGGACTGAGATTCAATTGAATGAAAGTCCATCTACATTGATTGTAGGAACAAACGGTTCAGGGAAATCTACTATGTTAGATGCTCTGTGCTTTGCTTTATTTAATAAACCTTTTCGTAAGATTACTAGAGGTCAACTTGTTAATAGTATTAATGAGAAAGGATTAAAAGTTGAGGTTTCCTTCTCTATAGGTAAAGATGAGTATCGAGTCTTTAGAGGAGTTAAACCTAACCTTTTTGAAATATATAAAAATAACAAATTCGTTGATCAAGATGCAGCAACACGTGACACACAAAAGTACCTCGAACAGACAGTCCTCAAACTTACCTTCAAGAGTTTCACACAGGTTGTCATACTTGGTTCATCCACATTTATCCCCTTCATGCAACTCGGAGCAAGTGTCAGGAGAGAAGTTATCGAAGATCTATTGGATATCAAGGTCTTCTCAAACATGAATACTCTTCTTAAAGAGAGAATTCGTGGTACAAATTTAAAAAATAAAGACACTATTTATTTAAAAAACATTGCAGAAGAGAGGGTTTTATCACAGCAAAAGTTAATTAATTCTTTAAAAGATCTAAAGGATGTTAGAAACAAAGAGAAGAGAGACAAATATAAGAAAAATGTAACTAAAGTGAAAGAAAAAGAAAAGCAAAAACAATATAAGATAACTGAGAAGGTTAAGTTAGAAAAGGAATGTAGTGGAATAGAAACATTTAGGGATACATTACAAGCCTTACGAGACAAGCAAACACAAACAAAAACAGAATTAAAAAGATTAACTAAAGAAATTAAGTTTCTTGAGACACATGATGAGTGTCCTACATGTACTCAAATAATTGGTGATGGATTTAAAGAAAGTAGAATGAGTTCTTTAACATCAACTGGATCTGGATTGACTAATGACGCAAAGAAATATGAAGAAAGTATTAAGGATACATTAGATATTATTGAGGAACTCGAAAGAATTTGTTCAGAATTGTATGAAATGCGTAGTGAGATATCATCTTTAGATCGTGATATTGTTAGATTGGAAAAGGAAAATATAGATATTGATAAAGAGATTACTCAACAGAAGAGTCCTAA